AACACAAAGTTGTGTGGATTTTACATCAAATTTTGATGGTGAATATAATGTTCTTATATTTGGTACTCGAAAAGACGAGGCTGCTGAAATGTATTGGAAGGGAGTTGAACAAATAAAAGCACCAAGTCAAGTATTTATTGGACACGAAGGAAGATAAGAGAAATTAAAAATATGAATATAATTTTTACAATTCAAGGTGGATTAGGTAAATCCATTATAGCTACTGCAGTATGTAAAGCAATCAAAAAAAAGTATCAAGAAGCTACTTTAATAGTAGTTTCAGGCTATCCTGATGTATTTTCAAACCTACCATTCGTAGATAGGGTTTTCGGTTATGGTGAAGAACACTATTTTTATTCCAAATATATAGAAAATCAAGATGTATTAATTTTTAATACTGACCCTTACTCATTTACCCCAAATTTATTAAACCAAGAACATATCATTAAAACTTGGTGTAATTCTTACGGATTAGAACATGATGGAGAAACAATTGAAATCTCTTTAAATAGTAGAGAACTTAGTTATTATACAAATAAATATGCTTCGAGTAAACCAATAATGGTAATTCAAACCAATGGTGGAGCACAACAACAAGAAGCTAAATATAGTTGGGCAAGAGATATTCCTAATTCAATTACACAGCAAGTAATCAACGAATTCCATAACGAATACAAGATTTACCACATCAAGAGGGAAGACCAATTTACTTTTGAAAATACAACTCCATTGATTGATAAATTCAAAGCTGTTGCTTCAGTAATTTTTATGAGTCAAAAAAGATTATTTATGGATAGCTTTGCACAACATACGGCTGCAGCGTTATCTAAAAAGTCAAGCGTTTTGTGGATTGTAAATAAACCTGAAGTTTTTGGATATGATGGGCAAATAAACATAAAAGCAAATCCCGAAACCATAAAACCTGATTTGAGAAATAGCTTTTTACAGAAGTATCAAATTACGGGTGCATTAAATGAGTTTCCATATCGTAATGAAACAGAAATATTCAATATCGACCAAATAATAGAATCAATAATGATTCAATAAAAAAAGGAGAGTTGGCAGAGTGGCCGAATGCGTTAGTCTTGAAAACTAAATTACTCGAAAGGGTAACTGGGGTTCGAATCCCTGACTCTCCGCAACAGAACCCCTTAGCATACCATAAGAACTGCTATGGGGTCATTTTTTTTCCCAAATACCTTTAGGAGTAATCAAGTAATCTATAATACCACTATTTAGATGTGCAAACGCATTTTCAGGGTATTCTACGATTGGTTCGTTGTGAACATTGAAAGAAGTGTTTACTAAGCATCCAATTCCCGTTTTAGCCTTATAATTGCTAAGAATCTTATGAAACAAGCCATTTGATTCAGGCCTAACAATTTGAATTCTTGCCGTCTTGTCTATTGGATGAACTATTGTTGGAATACTTTCTTTAAATTCAGGCTTGGTGTCATAAAGCAAAGTCATAAAATTAGCCGTGTATTTTGACTTAGTGACTTCAAATATCCTTTCGGCATCTTCTTCAATAACTGCAGGTGCAAAAGGCATAAAGTCGTTTCTATGTAACCTATCATTCAATCTTTTGTAAGTATCAGGGTCTGTACAATCACAAATAATACTTCTATTACCTAATGCTCGTGGACCGTGTTCACTTCTACCTTGATACAAACCAATAATCTTTTTTTGTAATAGTAATTCAGTAATCCATTCCCAATTTTCTTCCAAAGGGTAAAAAGTCCATTCAGGTAAAATTGCTCCAGCCGCATCACTTATTTGCTGTTCAGAATACTCATTACCTAAATACATATCCATTTTAAATGGCTTTAATTCAGGATTGAACCGCTTTAAGGCTAACAATCCACAACCTAAAGCCAAGCCTTCGTCACCCATAGGTGGAGCTACAAATACTTCCTTAACCCAATCCAATTCATTTATACGCTTATTCAATTTAACATTCGCAAATATGCCACCTGACAAGGCTAAATTGTGAATATTGGGGTATTTATTATGCATGTTATTCAACAACTCAATCACTTTTTGTTCAAAAATGTATTGACCTGTAAAAGCCATATCGCTTAAACATTCATCTGATTTCCAATATTTTGAACCAAATTCTTGAAATATAACCCCATACATCTGTTGATAAATGCCACCACTTTCAATATGGTGTCCATCTAAATTAGTTTTAGTTCCTTCAATTCTTAACACATTATTCCACTTATGGTATAATTGTTCCCATAATTTCCCATGACTGGATAGTCCGACCACCTTTCCTTCATCTTTTAGCCTTTTAAAACCTAATATTTCAGTCAAAGCAGCGTAAAAATGACCTAAAGACATTCTGTTATTAGTAATACCTTCAACATATCTAAGTTGCCCATTTTCTCCTATATAAGTCTTAGAATTGTATCCATTTCCACCTGAAGCATCGGCACAAAAACATAAAGCAGGTTCTTGAAATCCTGATAAGTAATAAGATGTAGCAGCGTGAGCTTCGTGGTGGTCAAACTTTAAAAATTTTTGTTGTGGTATTGTAAAATCAAAATAATCCGACAAAAAGAATGTGTCTTCATATTTCAAAAAACTTGTAAAGAAGTCAATCTTATCTAAGTCAACTCCATAGTCATTTATCAAACAAGTTATAGAAGCAATAGGATACCTTTCAATATTCTTTTCAAAGTCCTTGAATGGTTTTATCCTTACTAATCGTTCTTCTTCTAAAACAACGATTAATTCACCTTTTTTAAAGTATGCAACACCACAAGAATGTGCCCCTGCAATAAAAGCAAGTATGTCGTACTTACAATTTACTAATTTCATTATCAATCAAATTAAGTACTTTATCAGATGTAATAGCTTTGTGACACTCGAATTGTCTTGGGGTATCTTCATGTTCAGGACACCAAGTCCATGACCCACGATTAAACTTAAATAGAGGATTATGCCAACAACTATTACATATCGTATGGTCGTAAATTCTAATAGTATCAATGTTAAATTCGTGGTTAGGTTCAGTAAAGTTAGCAATCATAAATACTTTCTTTCGTAAAGCCCAAGCCATCCAAGATAAACCACTTGATAAACCTACAAAGAAGTCACAATGATAAATTGTGTTCATCGTATTCTCTAAAGACTTGTCTTCAAATGGTTCTAAGCCAACAAGGTCATTAGTATCAATTCCCATCATATTTGTTTCTTTAGAAATTTCAACAACCTTGTAACCTCTTAATCTCAAGCCGTCTATTAGTTCCTGCCAATAGTACCAATATTTAAGCATTGCAGTAGAATGAATAGAAATACAAACATACTTACCTTCAAATGGTCTTTCTTTTACGAATGACAAATCAATGTTAGGTTGTATTTCATTATAAGGTAGATGCAGAATATTTGTAGCAGATTGTTGCAAAGGAATCAAAATTGGATTGACAGGTTCTTTACTTTTTTGCCAATACCAACCAATCTCAAACATACCAATCAAATCATTCACTACGACACCTCTATCCACAAATTCTAATTCAGGGTAAACATTTTTAAATAAAAAGTTTTTAAATGTAGAAACAACCACTTTACAATCATATTGTTTTGCAAATTCAGCACAATAAGGCATCCAAGCAAGAGTATCACCTAATGCTTTACTTTCAAAAGTTATAAAAACTCTTTTGCCTTTTAGTTCATCTAATATGTTTATTTGCTTTATAGTACGACCTTCATATCTAACAATAACACTTAAATCTGACAAGTATTTTCTTTCTGCTCTTGCCCATGAACCAACTTTAAGTTTTGATTCATAAAGATTTGTCTTAGTTGTATTATCATAGAATACTACATCGTATTCTCTATTTTTATTTTCATCCCCCGTTAATTCAAAATAAAGTCCGTTAACATGGTGTATTTTGTATGTAATCATTATTTTTTAATTTGTGTGTTGTTGTAAACATTTTTATATTTTTCTCTAATAGTTTCAGAATTAAAGTTTTGAAACTGCTTTATAGCAAAATAATTTTTCTCAATATGTTTACATACATGACTCCAATCGTATTGCTCTCTTTTTTCTGTCATTTCAGTTACTAATTTTGTATAAATATTGCTAACTAAATTTATACCCTTAATAACTTCGGCAGTTGAAATTTCATTCATGATGTACATACCTGCCAAATTAGTTCTTCCTTTGTAAGTACCAACTACAGGCATACAACAACTAATAGATTCTAAAAGCGTCAAATTAGGGTGTCCATATTCAAGATTTGATGGGTGTAAAAAAATAGTATGGTCTTGAAAAATTTTTAACTTTTCTGCTTCTGTAGGATTCGTATCGATTATAGTAAGTCTTTCGTATTCCAAAAGGTCGGGTTGTGCTTTAAAAAATCTTGTATTTGCATCTGCACCAACGATAGTGATAGGAAGATTTAATTCTTTCGCTGCTTCAATCCCAAACCTAAATCCTTTTCTATCTGCTCCATCAATTCCTGCAACTCCATTATTTGCACAAATAAGAAGTTTATGTTCAGTTATGTTCATTTTATATTTAGGCAAGTAGTAGCTTGTATCAACTCCATGTGATAAATAAAATAACTTATCAGTTTCATCAAAATAATCAACAACGTATTCAGCAGGTGCAAATGAAAATATTGACTTCTTCATCGCTTCTAATTGTTGTTTATAATTAAAACTATCTTTACCATAATAATAACTATGGTGGTCATGAGTAGAATAAATATATTCAATACCTCTTTTAGCAGCTTCAATACATAAATTAGCAACATGGATGTGTACTATATCGTATTCATTAGGCTGTACTTCATTTAAATATTTAAGATGAACTTCATGACCTAATTTTCTTAAGCCTTTACAATATTCATCCATAATTAATTCTGTAGCTCCCCATCCTCTTTCGCCCGTTGGCTTTATAGGAATATTACTGCTTATAACTTGACAAATTTTCATATTATCTAAAGGTTTTATCTTGTTGGTCAATTAATGAAAAGCCACCTGCTTGTGTGGTTATACGATGATGTAGAATACCCATTTTGTATTCGCTATGCTTAAATATAGTATTGAAATAAATATCCGCAGCATCCCAATTATGTGTTCTTAATTTATCTTGCAAGTATCTTTTTACAAGTTTAGGGAACATAATACATTGTAAGCCAATGATATGGTTAGTTATGAAAAGTAAATCCTGATTAGGAACTACACCTGTTACTTTACTTTGTAGCCAACCATGTTCTAATGTGTGAGTATCGCCAAAAGACATATATCCAATATTATTGTCTTCGCAAATTGTTGAGGCCTCGAATACCTTTTTTGCAAATTCTTCAATTGGTATTTCTATAATACAATCCCCTTCGCAAACAATCAAAAAGTCTTCATCATTAAATTCAGTTAAGATTGCATCTTTGAAGGCTTTGTAACATCCGTAATGTGATGGGGTGAGGGCTGTGCCAAGTCTTTGTATAGTAGGCTCATCGAACAATTCCATTGAAACGCATTCTGGCCTGATGCAGTTGTGGCTTGGAGGTAGACTCTTGTAAGGTTCGTTAAGGTGGAGGATATATTCGATTCCGTGTTCAGCCACTTTTGATACTGATTCTCTACTTGCTTGTTCTCGTTCGTCATTTCTTGTAGTTTGTATATGTACTAACTTAATCTTAGGCTTTTTATTTTTGTATTTAAAAATTCCTGTTTGACTATATTTATTTATGTTAGTAGGGTTCAATTCATACTTTTCAGTTTTGTAAATTAAATCCTCATCATAAAATTCTAATATTATTTCGATATTCTTGCCTGAATAGGTAAATTCTTTTTTGTATTCTCTCGTTTTGCTTAATTGGAATCTTGTATTAAAGAACTCAGCACCATCTTCAAACATACTAACATTTACCTTTCTGTCATCAACATTGTAGGTGTAAAAGTAAAACATATATTTATTTGGATGCTTTTCGATAGGTATTATTGAGTAATATTCACTATTTGATGCCACTCCTAAACCACTATTTATTAATAGTGTTTCTTGCGGGTTGTCAATCTTAAGCACATCCTTGATATTTCTATCGACCATTTTTACCATATAGTCTTCCAAGAAGTTTTGTGCCCCTATTTCCTGACAAATTCTATTGTACTCCTCAGAATTTCTAACATCATGGAATGTATTCAAGAAAAAATCAACGTTAAAAGTCATTCCATTAGTTTGGATACCTTTGCCAAATGGTGTATTTAAAGTCCCTAAATATGCACCTAAACCTGAATTAACTGCAATAAAAGAATCTTCTACAACACCAAAGTCTTTTTCATCAAGGATGACATCATAAGTTGTGTAAAAGAAACTCTTGAAACCTAATTGTTTAGCAGCTTTAGCACCATTAAACATATTTACAAGTACAGTCAATGATTGGTTGCTATCTTTCAATCCATTGATATTGATTTCAGAATAGTAGTTATCTGTGTGTCTATAAAATCTTGTATAATATGAATGATGTGTTAGTGGATTATAAGCATCAAAAATATAGTAATCCACCATTCTTTGAATGTCAGCATCGACAGGATAATGAGATAGCAGCATTATTTTTCTACCTAAAGGCTTAAGACTTTTGATTGTATCTTTTGTTAACTGAACTCGGCTCTTCAAATTAGGATATGTACCTAAAATGATAACCTCTTCCTTGTTTTCTTTATTTTTTGGTTGTGTTAGTTCTATTACTTTTTGCACATCTAATTGTACATTTCCTGTTAAATAGTGAACATCAGGATGTGCATTGTACCTATTAAGATACACATCTAAGTTGTATAATAATTTAGGAATATCGTACTCTAATGCTTCTAAAATAACCAATGGATTTAATTCTTTATTTCCTCTATCACCCTTAGAAGGGAATAAAAACAAGTCTGATGCTTTTAAGAATTCTTCTGTGTCGCTTCTTTCACCCCAAACAATACAATTATCCAAATTAGGATTGTTCCTTTTCCAATCCATAAGTGGTTGCCAATAGTTAGCAAAATTTCCAGCTTGATTACCTAAGAAGTGAAACTTAACTTTATAGTCTGCTAATTTATCAGCCATTTCAAAAGCATACCCTTGATTTTTCCTTTGAGTAAACAATCCAATAATAACAATATGTTTATAATCGTGTTCCAAGCCTAATTTTTCTCTTGCTTCTCTTTTATTTCTTTCCTTGTGGTCAACAGGATATTGAATTACTTCATATTCAACATCTAAATGGTTGTACTTTAAAGCGTTATATGGGCTAACAAATACAAACTTGTCAGGCATATATGTTTTTCTTGCAGGGTCGAAACTGCTATCGTGTGTCGTTTCAAGAATGGTGTATGTCCTATTTTTGTCATACAACATATCACTCATTTCCTTATCCATAAAAAATTCAGGAAATTCTTCCATAGAAACCACATCAGGTTGCCAAGTGTCAATTATTTCCTTTAATTGTTTTGTCTTGTTTTCGCCAAGTGAAATGAAATTATCATTTCCCACAAGATTTATCATTCTATTTCTTTGTACAACAAAAGTCCAAGCAACACAATGATGTTCAACAACTTTAATGTCAAATTCATCTTTTATCAATGAAACTTTGTTAACGGTCACTTGTGGACTGCCACCTGTTGAGTAGTGTGGAGAAATAATCAGTAGTTTCTTTTTATTCATAAAATATTTAATTTAATGCTTCTTTCTTATTTTTATAATATGCAAGTTTAGAAATTCTTAATTTTTCTTTGTGTTCTTCAGTAAATTTCATTCCTTTTCTTGAATTGCTAAGTTTTAATTTTGATTCTTCTTTCATTATTCTACCAGTATTAACAAGCCTCATCTTTTCAAGATTATCTAAATTTAATGGTCTTTTAGATGCTTTTATACTCATAATTTTTTTAGTTTCTTCAGAATGTTTCTTTCCATAAAAATGATTATTCTCGCCAAAATGTGACAAACTCATTTTAATTAAAGTTTGTATAGAGGCTTTTTTTCCGATTTGAGTAATTCTATGTTTTTCAATCCATTCTTTGTCTTTTTTAACTCCTGAATTACTTTCACCTCCATCTGAAACATTACACAAATTGCCTAATCCTAAATCATTTCTGCCGTAAAAAGAAATTAAATACTTTTCAATTGTACAAGCATCTTCTTTTAATAAATTATTATGAGTAATTTCTATTGTGTATCCAACCTTTTTTACAATATTGTGCCAATATTTATTTCTTCCTGTATTTTGACTTGCTCTTACTTTAGAAGAACCAATTCCAACATAAAAAACATTTTCAAAATTGTCATCAATGTCTTTTCTTCTATGGATATAAACAATAGCCATTATAAATAATCGTTTAAACTAAGTAATACTTGTGATACTGAAGGATGACATTCGTAAGTTTCCTTCTTTTCAAGACATTTTATTAATGGTGGAACTGAATTTATATCATCCCAATATTCCATAGCATATTTCATATTAGAAGCACATTCCAATCCACATCCACCACGAACATAACTATAGTTGTATCCTTGTCTATTGCCTCTATATGGAATTCTGAATTCAGGTTTAATTGAAGACCCTAAATGAATAATAGGCACATCAGTAGTACCTGCAAGGTGTAGTAATCCACTATCCATAGTAACGAATGCACTTGCTTTTTGCATTAAATTCCAACAATCAGATATGGAAGTCTTATTCATTAAGTTTAAACCTTTTTCTATTTCAAAGTTGAATACTGGCTTTTCTACATTAAAGAAACCTTTTTCAGAAGAATCCTTTCCAACTGACACAACGCTATAGCCTAATTCATTCAATGATTGTGTAAGTTTCATCCAATTAATTGCATCCCAAGTTCTTGAAGGCCAAGTAGCAACGGGATGAATTAAAACAAACTTTTCAGGAACTTCTATGCTTAATTCAGTTAATGGTTTATAGTAACATTCCATTTCATCTTTGCCAAGCATAAATCCCAAGTGAATAGCGTGGAATTGTCTAATATCCATCATATTGTGCTTGTACTCAATACCTCTTTCATTCTTTTTACCTACGTTATAAAATGAATTATGAACAATATAATTTGACTTTATATATTCCACATCCACAGAAGAAGATTTATAACTTTTTTCTACGAAAGGGTTCATTTTAAAAAGTTCAGGCATTTGTGAAATGACTAAAATCTTTTGTTGATATGCTTCTGAAATCTTTTTGATTGTAGGTGTGGCACAAATTAAGTCGCCAAGACCATTACATTCGGTTAAATCTAAACAGATTGGTTTCATTAAAAGTTATATTTAAAATATTTGTAAAACCATTCGTATCTTTTGTAAATATAGGTGTAAGGGCCTTCACCTAAAATATGTAAAGCATCTGATTGATTTAGCGAAAGTTTATGTCTTATAGTATGGTCTCCAAATCCACCATGTAAAGTATCATCTTCTTTTGTGATTTGTTCAATGTAGTCAAAATTGTGACTATAGAAAGGTATTTCTAAATATCGATATATACCTTTCATAACTTCATCAGGATTTAGACACAACTCTTCATATCTAACAAAGTGCATATGAACATCGTTTCTAAAATTTATTACTTCTTTAATTCTTTCTATAGCTAAACCAACAGGTATTCCATTAGCCCATGTATCAACTCTTTTTTCAACACTTGTATTAATAAGATTTTCCCAATTTATAATAGGACTTAATTTATCAGGATTTTTTCTAAAGTTCTTTTCCATAGATGCAAATACATCTCTTAAGTCACGAACCATAACAATAATTTTTGGATTTTCTCCTTTGATTAATTTTAACCAATCAAAGTGTACAGCCCAAGACCTTCCTTTATCTATGTAATATTTTTTATCCGTAATTGCTTCAGCCCACGCCTCCATACCTGCTTTACAAAACGCAAGAAATCCTTTTTTCATTAATTCTGCATCTTGAGAAATAAATTCAGGTGAGTTTGTGTAATTGCCTCTTGCACCATATAATAGCTCCATCATGCCACTTGTAGGTGTAGCATATATGTCAGGGTTTTGTGCTAATATGTTTTGTAATAAAGTTGAACCACTTCGTGGTAGACTACTTTGATAGAAAATTTTTTGGCTCATATTTTTTTCATTAAATAATCACAAGTAATTGCATCTTTTTGTAAAATGGAGTAACCCATATTCATTAATTTGTTTACTGCAACTGAATTAGTAAGGTCTTCTATCCAAATCAATGGTTTGTATTTTAGTAAAGTTTTTTTCATTCCTTCTATAGCAGACAGCTCATGTCCTTCAATATCTAATTTTATAAATGAAATATGCTTATTCATTTCATCACAATCTAACAAGTCATCTAATGCTACGATTACGTTTTTATGCATACCATCAGCATCCATTCTTACAACGCCTGAATTACCAATGTGTCCATCGTTAAAAGAAACTACTGAAGTTCTACTACCTATTCCCACATTAAATGCATGTACATCTTTGTATCTTTTTACATTTGCTTTTAAAATTTCTGAATTTTGTTCATGTAATTCAAAAGCCCAAATGCTTAAATCTGGTAAATGATATTTAAACTGAAGACAATGGCTGCCAATATTTGCACCTATGTCAATCATAAGACCATCTTTAGGGAAATACTCTTTCCATTTATTAAAAAGCTCGAATTCCCAAAAATCATTGTATTTAACAATGTCATCAGAAATACATTCAGGTTCATCATATATGACCATAGGAACACCTTTTATGTTCACTAATCTTGTAGTTCTAAGCATATTTAGTATAGGATTTTTCTTCAGTAAATTCTGAATTAAAGTGTGTGTTTATTTCTTTTTTAATAGCAGCTCTTAAATCGTTTTTTAGATAAACCTGTCTTGCTAATTGTATGAAATTATCACCAAAATCTTGGTTTTTTTCGCAGTTTCTTTTACCATCTTCAATATCCCAAAGTTCTGAATTTACCTTGAATAGTGAAGAGCAAAGTCTTTCGAAATCTTTGTCATCTTTAATTTTTTGTGAAACTTTTGTAAGAAGATAGTCGTACTCTTTTGTAATATTAGCTAATTTGTTAGGGTCTTTAATTTTAGTTCTCTTGAGTTCTAAAATGGTTAATTTGTCAAGAAGCTCCCCTACGCTAACCTTAATTTCCATAATTTCTCTGTTTTAATTAAAAAAATACATTTAATTTTACTGAATGCGAATATAGTAATACTTTTACAAAAAGAGAAAATAAATTTTTATGAAAAAAATTGACATTAGGTTCAATACAAACTTCCCAACCAAAAGCAAATTTGAATGGCGTTTATTGATTGACGGGGAAGAAACATTAGTAAATAATGTAAAAATTAATACACCTTGCTACACTACATCAACATTTATTGAAGGTCACGGAATGAAGTGGCATATTACTACAGAAGCAACTCATGTTGAATTCAATAACACATTAATTAACAATAAAATAGCAATTATAAAATGATTATACTTTTTTATGGTCAACCTGCTTCAGGTAAAACGACACTTGCTGATGATTTGTATAAAAGATTGCAAACTTTCATAAAGTTTACTGAATACTACCACGAATATAAATTTGTTCGTATTGATGGTGATAAATGGAGAGATATAACAAAAAACAAAGATTATTCAAAAGAAGGTAGAGTTTTAAATTTAAAAGGAGCTTTTAATATGGCAATTTACCTTGAAAAAGAAGGTTTTATACCAATTTTAAGTTTTGTTACACCTTACGAGGAGCTTCGTAAATATTTAAAAGAAAATTCGAAACAAGTTGTTGAAATATATCTACAATATGAAGGTGATAGAGGTAGAAATGAAAAATTTGCAAATGATTTTGAATTGCCTCAAAGTCCTGATGTAAATATAAATACAACTTATAGGTCAGTTTCAGATTGTGTTGATGAAGTAATTGATTTTTGTGCTCAAAATTTTAAATAATATGTGGATAAAGAAAGTACACGCTAAAAGCACTTTACCAAAAAAAGAAGGACAATATTCATTATTTGTAGGTCGATGGCAGCCTCTACATTCAGCTCACAAAGAGTTATTTAACCAAGTTATTGAACAAGGCGGTAGAGTTTGTATTGCAATTAGAGAGGGTGAGGTCAATGAAAAGAATCCTTTTACTCCAAGAGAAGTTATGATGAACATTTGTAAAGAAATGGAAAAAGAAGTAAATTCAGGAAAAGTTAAAGTTATAACAATTCCTGATATAGATTCAGTATGTTTTGGTAGAGGAGTAGGTTATGATGTTATAGAATTTATTCCACCTGCTGAAATAGCAGAAATTTCTGCTACAAAAATCAGAGAAGAAATGAAAAATAAAATAAATGATAGTACAAAATAAAAGACATATAGCAAAAACTATAAGTTATAGATTATTAAGTACTTCCATAGGATTTTTTATAGTTTTTTTAGCTTCAGGAAGTTTTAAAGCAGGTGCTGCTTTTTCTATAGCTGAATTATTGTATAAACCAATTCAATACTATATACACGAAAGGATATGGTATAAATATATAAAATTTGGTCTAAAAGTTCCTAAAAAGAAAATTTATTAGATAAATATACTAATTTAGTGTCATAATTTAAATATGTTACTAAAATTATAAACAAAAATGCAAAATCAACAATCAGGATTTAGCCTATTTGTAGGATTTATTATGGCTATTTTCAATCATGTATTTGGATGGTTAAACAATATTGAACCTACAAATCATTTACCAAGTATGTTTCAAGCCCTTTTGATGGGTATTTTTGGTGCATTTGGTACATATATTGGTAATCAACTAATTAAAAATTTAAAGAAACGTTTTACAAAAGATGCTGAAAATAAATAAAAAAGGTAAATTTTTATTGTATTCTATACCTATTGTTGTGGGGGTATATCTTATTTTCATGCAATTTTCAAAAGCAAAAAAGGCTAAAAGTATGCCTGTTTCTCCGACTCCTCCCCAACCACAAACACCTACAAAACCAACTCAAAAAACAGCAAATGATTCATTTCCATTACAAATTGGCAGTAGAGATGCAGGAGCACCTTTAGCACCTGCAGGTAGAGTTGTGGCTTTACAAAAAATGATAAATCAAAAAGGATATTTAGATAATGGTGTTAATAAATTATTAAAAGAAGATGGTATTTTTGGCCCTAAAACTGCAACTGCTGTCGAATATTGGATAGAACAAGATAGTGTTGATAATTTAGATGATTGGAATTTAATTTTTAGAAAAATTGCTCCATTTATTGCAGCACCACCATCATATGATGTATTACAAGACTCTTACAAGATAACAAATTTTTAAAATGGCAGATATAAAAAAAAATACAACGGATTTAGTCACATCTGCACAATCAGTTGTTGTAAATCTATTTCAGAAAGCTAATTCATCAAATATTTCCACATCTATAAAAGATGGATTGCTGAATTCAGCTAATTCTATTCAATCTTTATTAGACAACGTTTTATTAAATAATGGATTAATTACCGATAAGCAAGTAAATGAATTAGATGCACAACTTGAAATTGCTAAATTAAAATTATTAGAATCAAAAAGTAATAATACAGTAATGAATTTAGCTATGTATGTTGGGCTTGGGGTAGTTATTGTTGCATTATTATGGTATTTTACATCAGAAAAAAAATAAAAAATGAATAAAGAAACTAATTATAATTTATATAAAGCGGCTATTATTTTAGGTGTAGGAGCTTTGCTTTTTTGGGTTTTAAAACCAAAAAATAAAAATACAAATACTTCTACTTTGCCAACAACAAAGACAAATGCAGAAGGACCTACTCCAAATATTGAGAATGCAGACATTGTAGCAAATGCATATTCAGCAGCTTTAAAAGCAAACGAACCTGCAGGAAGGCTTACTGAATTAAATAAAGAAATGATGAAAGAGTTTGGTATGCGTTGCTTTATGGATAAAGATAATAAATTGGTAGTTGTAGATTCAGCAGGTAATACTATTACAGCAAAATAAAAATGATTTTTAATGTTACTATAATTCATCATGCCTTACCTGCTATTTCAGTTGTTGTAGCAGATGGTGGTAATGGCGTAGGTGGAGTAACGTATAAAGAATTAAAGCAATCATTAGGAAATCAAGTCTATGATGTAGGATGTTTATATTTATTTTCTGATAACACAAAACAATTAATAGGAACTATTAATTACAATATTTATGATGTAAATGGTAATGCTGAAATTACAAACATAGCAACAACAATTGACCCATATCAAGCTGTAAATTCACTATTAGTAAAATTAAACGATAAAGTAAACACACCAATAATTTTAAATGGGAATTCAAGCGTATCAACAACCATTTTACCAAATACATATGTACAAATAAAATTTTTAGCTGATAGAATTACTAATAAATTAGGCCTTGTAAATAATAATTTTACTCAAATGCAAGAAATTACTAATACTAATTTCTTTGAATCTACTTATAGTAAAGCAGGAGATGCTTTAAGTTGTTCGGGTAGAGAAAATTTATTAACAGGTCAAAATACTTTAATACAAAAGACTGATGTATTAGAAAATTTGCCTTCTAAAACTATAACAACAGATACAGGAATAATTCATAAATATGAACCTGATTATACTTTTTTATTATTAATTGCTTCAGTTTCTGCTGGAGTTTATATTTTTAGCAAACAATAATGCCAATACAAGGATTAGACATATCGTTAAATGTTAGAAACAATACTAATTACCCACAACAAATAAATGTTATGGGTAATCCGTCTAATTTGTTAGATACAGCTAATTCAACAACAGAATATAGGTATGATTTAACAGGTTTTACAATTACTACAGAAAATAATGTGTCAATACAATATAGAAGAATCGGAGATTTGTCTTTTTCAATTTTCACTTTTAATTTAGAAAGTACACAACTTAATGGTATTGTATTAGCTTTAAATAATTTAGGAATTGGCTATTTTAATTTATATTCAGAATTAGGTAATACATATATTGGTACATATAATGATAATTATGAATTTGGTGATTTAAATGTTTATGGGTCAACAACCACAACAACTACAACGACCACTACAACAACTGCTGCACCCACTACTACTACTACTACAACTACTACTACGACAACGGCTGCACCTTCTACTACGACAACAACAACAAGTACGACAACGGCTGCACCTACGACTACTACTACAACAACAAGTACGACAACGGCTGCACCTACGACTACGACAACAACAACAAGTACAACAACGGCTGCACCTATCACTACGACAACAACAACAACAACAACAACACCTCCACCTTCTACTACGACAACAACTACAAGTACGACAACGGCTGCACCTACGACTACTACTACAACAACAAGTACAACAACGGCTGCACCTACGACAACAACAACAACAACAAGTACGACAACGGCTGCACCTACGACTACGACAACAACTACTACTACAACAACACCTGCATTCTCTCAATATTCCTTAACATACAATATTGGAGATTTTGCATCAAGTGCTTGTGATGGTAACACAGGAAATACAGGGCCATTTAATTACTATACGGCACTACAACCATTAGCTAATGGGTCAATATTGTATTCAAATCAATCATTATTATCTCCTGCAAATAATGGGTTCTATTCAAATAATATATTTAATTGGGAAATTAATGACTCAAATGGTACGTTGACTAATCAAACGCCATGTATTCCTGCAACAACTACTACTACAACAACTACAACAACAACAATAGCATTTAGTACTTATAGTTTGCAACCAAGTGGAATAGACCAAGCTGATGCTTGTGCAACTTATCCAAATAGTTTAGTATCGTATTACACTACTTTTGGAACACCTTTACAAGATGGGACAATAATTTATTTAGATTCTGCATTAATGATTGTTGCGGGAAATGGTTATTATTCTGATGGTACAAATTCATGGCAAATAGCAGGTGAAGATGGAATGTTAGTAAATCAAGCAGCTTGTATAATACCAACAACAACTACGACAACAACTACTACTACAACAACACCTGCATTCTCTCAATATTCATTAACATACAATATTGGAGATTTTGCATCAAGTGCTTGTGATGGTAACACGGGTAATGTAGGACCATTTGATTACTATACTGCACTACAACCATTATCTGATGGTTCAATTTTATATTCAAATACATCATTAACATCTCCTGCAAATAATGGGTTCTATTCAAATAATATATTTAATTGGGAAATTAATGACTCAAATGGTACATTAGCGAATCAAACACCATGTATTCCTGCTACAACAACAACAACTACTACTACTACTACAACTTCAACAACTACAATAGCTCCAACAAATAATTGGGAATGGACAAATAATAATGTTGCTGAAACTCCTCCTTTTGGTGGTGGTTATATAACTATTGATGTGAATGGTATAAATGTAGTAAATCAAAACGATACAAGTAGTACTTCTACAATTACTTATAGTGGATACATTCCAATAAATATAGGTGATTTAGTAAGTATTTATGTATACAGCTATGCAAATAATACAAGTGGAACATTAACTGCCTTAAATGTACAAAATCCTGTAGGTAATATAATTTATAATGCAAATGACCCACAAAGTAATGCAGGTTCGTCATCAAGTGAAACATATACATTTAATGCAACTGCAACTGATATGTTGATAATAGCAAGTTCAAATTCTTTTTAAAAACCTTAAGTGAAATTAAAATATGGAAAAATTTACAAGAAAACCAATTACACTAATTTGTGTACAACCTTGTCAATTATATTATGCATGGCAAATAGAAGTGATGTTAACAAATTTTCAAAAATTAAACATACATGATGATTTCAATATACATTGTTTATTTGCCTTTAACAAAAACAACGAACAAGATAATTGGAGAGAAAACATACAACTAATACAATTATTAGAACAAAAATTTAAAAATGTTGCGAATTTCTATTACTACCCTGACACAAGAAAATTACCTATAGAATATATTTCATCAATTAGACCAAATATTTTAAAACAACATTTCAAACAATATAAATATTTGCAAGATGATTGTATTTTTTATCACGATTGTGACATCGTTTTTTCAAAATACCCTTCTTTTTTAAAAAGGCTTAGTCAAAATGATAATAATTGGTATGTAAGTGATACTAAGGGTTATATTGGATATGAGTATATAAAATCAAAAGGTGAAGATGTTTTAGAAAAAATGTGTGAAATAGTTGGAATTAATAAAGAATTGGTTAAAAGAAAAGAATATCAATCAGGAGGAGCACAATACCTTTTAAAAGGGTTAGATAGTCAATTTTTTAATAAAATGGAAGAAGATTGTGAAAGACTATTTAAAGAAATCACACAATTAAACAATCAAAAAAAATCAGAAAATCCTAATTATCATGAAATACAAATATGGTGTTCTGATATGTGGTCTATTCTTTGGAGTGGTTGGATGAGAGGCTATCATACGAATATAATACCTGAATTAGATTTTTGTTGGGCAACAGATTCTGTTGATAATTGGGATAAAAAATATATTTTTCATAATGCAGGTGTAACAGATGACAGAGTTGAATTGTTTAATAAAAGTAAATTTACAAATAGATTACCTTTCTTATTAGAAGATTCATTCGATAAAAACAGAGCAAGTTATAAATATTTCGAAATAATTAAATTAATAGGTGAAAAAAGTTGTTTATTATGAAAAATAATCCCAAAATAAGTGCAGTTTGTTGCACTTATGGTCGTTTTAAATGCGTAGAAAGAGTAATGAATTGCTTTTTAGCACAAGGTTATCAAAACAAAGAATTAATAATTTTCAATACTGATACTGATAGCCCTTATGATAATATTCAGTCTAATTTCAATATAACTATTGTAAATCGTAGTATTGATTCAATTACTAACGAACCATATACAAATGTAGGGGCAATACGCAGAGATGCGTTAATGTTTGCATCGGGTGATTTTGTTGTAACATGGGATGATGATGATATTTTTTTACCACATTTCATGACTCAAGCCATAGAAAGAATGAAACAAACAGGGCTTCCTTCTTTCAAACCTGAAAATTCTTTCTTTTATTCAGGGGATAATCTAAGATTAGTGAAAAACACATTAGAGGCATCTGTAGTCGCTTCTATTGACTTAGTAAGAAGGTATGGTTATTTACTTGAAACAGGTAAAGAAGGTCTTGGATGGTATACTAAAATGCGTGACAATAAGGAATTAGATGAAAATGATTCATATAGTTTACCATCTTATTGTTTTAATTGGAATGATGGACATGAAATGTCAGCACCTCACAAACAATCAGGCGATATTGATAATCCAAATAATTTTAACAATCACAAAGAAGCATCTAAAGATTCAGTAAACAATAGAAAATTACAAGTATATAATAAAGAGCAAATGAATGTTATTTATAAGCCCTACTTTGACTTTATACAAGATAATTACAAATCTTTTCCTGAAGATTTATTATTCAGGTTCGGCTTCGAAAGGAGTTTTTAAATGTTCCAATTCTTCTTTAGTAAGTCTATTTGTTATATCAATATCCACTTTTTTTGTTCTAATCAAAACTTTAACAACATCACAGGATACAATTTCAGAGTCAAAAAATGTATGTATTCCATGACATTCCTCTTCTCTAACATCAGTTTGATATGTAGTTTCTATTTCAGCATTTAGCCAAATCCAATTTGTTGTTAATTCTGTTTCTATCATGTGTGTGTTTTTTATTGTTAATTTAGCCTAATTTTACTTATATCAGTAATATTTTTATAAACATGTGCATTAATAGCACCAATAACACTATGAGTAATTATATCGTCATTTTGCATAGCAGAGAAAATCATAGATTCTAATTGTTCTATATTACCTCTTGTTTGCACTTCTACACATTCATTACCTAATTCATCTTCAACAATTCTAATTTTGATTACAGGGTTCATTTTACTTTGCATTATCAATTGAGTTTAAAGTTCCATATATATTTCTAAAGCGTGTTGGTTTTATCGCAGCTCCTTCAATAATTTTTATTTGGTCATTATTTTCAAGAGTCAAGATAGCACCATTAGAAATTTTATTGTCCATTTCTATTGCTTTTGTACCATAAAGGTCTTTATTTAATAGTTTAGAAAGTTGAATTAAGCAAGTTTTTTTTTCTAACCATCTGTTAGGATTTTTTATGTCGTTGAAATACAATTCGTTATCATATTTGTTCATATTTTTTACAGCCATGAGTTCATCTCTTGTCATAACAGAGAATTTAGGTTTACCAACTTTATAGTGTGCCACAGCGTAAACGTGAGTAATATTTTCTGCAGTCCTGACAGCATCATATTTTGGCGTATGTTGTAAAATTGGGGATAAACCATAAGCAATTTTAAGTTTGTCCCCTTTATAAACCACTTCTGCATCTAATGATTCTATTTCACCACTTCTTAATAAAAGTTTTACAATTCCTTTGTATCCAATAAGTGGGGTAACACTCATTTTGTAATTCCCGTTTGGTTGCTTTATATTTCTTGGGATAAGAAAAAATTCACCATGTAATTCTGAAGGAACTAAACCAATTTCAGCAGCCGTAAGAATAGAAGCAAACATACTTGAAGGGTTTTCTTGAAACGCTTGTTGCAGTTTTTGATTCTTTTTAACTTCACTTATAGCTGCAAAAACAAATTGTGAAGGGGTAATATTTGGAATATTTTGTAACAACTTTGGTAATAGCTCTTGTTCATATCTTTCCATATAAACGCTAAACTTTTTAATTACAGGTAGTTCATCAACTTTACTCATCTCATCAACTACTTTTAGAAAGTCTTCGTATTTGCTAATTTTTGCAGTTTCATAAACTTTTTTCCAATCAATAATATTCATAAAATTAAAATTTAAATTAAGTTGTTCTGGTACAACTTTAAACCCCTTTGTTTTCTTTAAGCCTGAGTCACGGAACATTTCTCTGTTTTACAGCTAAATCAAGAAAACTATGTCTAACGCAGCCGCAAGGCATCGGCACAAGCGAAATCAGTAAAACAGATTAATAATATACTTCAGTAATTAAAGGTGCTAATGCTTTTTCTGAACAATTTTCGTTTAATGGACAATCTTTACATTTTCTGTAATCAGGATATGCTTTAAATCCATTAAATAATTCTTTTTCTATTTGGTCTTTTACTTGTTGAATTGCTGTTCTATGAAAGAAAAATTTATCGCCATCAACGTTTTGTTTAATAATTTTCATATCTGATGGGTCTTTACTATTAAATATAAAATAGTAAAAGGGGATGTCTTCAATACCTAAAATGTCTTTAGCCAAAATTTTATAATGAACCCCTTGTATCATCAAACTATCTTTCATAGGAAGGCTTTCCGTTTCCCAACCTAATTCGTTCCATTTGTCATCGATAAGTCCTGAATACTTAAGGTCTATGATTACTTTTTTACCATTCCATTCAGCAAGAATGTCTAAAATTCCATTCTTTTCTTCATCAGAAAGAACTAAACCTACCTCAAGTATTTTAATTTCGTAATGCTCTATAATTTTTTTGAAAAATTCTGCAGCTTCAGTTGCTCGTTGGTATGGGGCAGATAAATTACCATTTTTAAGTCTATCGGGTTCAGGCGGTATTCCATTTCTTGGTAAACCACCTGTAGCAAGATATTCAAAATAAATCCCTTCTTTCATTGCATCTGAAGGAATTGATTCAACACTTTTGTCTATGTACTTGGCTTGAAAAAGCAAACCACATTCTTTTTTGTTAAGGTAGTCTGTGAAACCTTTAATAAGTGATTGTGAAATTTTAATCATATTGTGTGTGTTTTGTTTCAGGGATAATTACTAAAAAATATGATTTATCTTTTAGTCTATACATCTTGTTCCATTTAGCAATAATTTCATTCCTTTGAGATTTATATCTGTAAATTTCACTTGTAATAAAGTTTTTATCAAAATCATATAACAAAACTTTACCATATACTCTATATTTCATTTTAATCAATATTTAATTTCTCAAATTCCCACAAAAGTATCCAACCTTTACCTATCCAAACATATTCATTTCCATTAATATTTTTAGTTGATTCACCAATTATAGGTAGACTAAGACTTTCATTTATAATTGGTACATTTTGATACTTTGGATTCATTAGAATAAAATCACGAAGTAGTGTTCGTGCTTGTCTTCTATAGTATGCTTCAATTATAATTGGGTCTTCATCTATGCCTAAAAACTTGTATTTATAGAAACGAAGTACGTTCTTTTCTACGGGGTATCTAAACATTCACAAATGTATAAATATTATTTTACAAAACAACTAAATAATCTCATCTTTTTTTCTAATACTATCCTTTAATTTTACACTTTGAGAGTTTGATTTAAGCCACTCTTCTTTTTCAAATTGATGTTTTTCACATAGGTAAAAATCTCGTGTAATAGGGTGTACCGTTTCCTGAAGTGTAAATGCAAATAACATTGATTGAATTTTGCAATAGCCTAATGGCATATCTTGTCTCGAACCTTTAATATCAGGTTGCCAAAACTTGCAATTGAAACACCTCCTAAGCATAGGGAAGCCTTTCCTGTTGATATATGTTTCTAAATTCTCAATCATTTTAGCTAAATTAAACCAATTGTTTCATTAATAAATCGTTTTCTTTAAAAAAGTCTGTAACTAATTTTCTATTTTCCTTTGTGTCAATATAGTAAATACAATCTGTTTTATAACACAAAAAGTCTTTTCCGAGTTTTTTTTGTACTTCTGACATATACTTATAGCAAGTATATCGTATTAGCCTATATACATTTTGCAAAATTTCATCTCCTTTAATTGTATAAATCTGCGTGGTCAATTCTCCTTTGACAATTTTTTGATACTTTTTTGGAGCACCCATAGTACTTAAAGCAGCAAGTCTTAATTCTTTATAGTCATCACCTAAACCTTTGTGATATGTAACACTACTGATGATACCTAAATTGTATGCTATACGCCAATATGCATGGTTTAAATCTGTAGCAGTAATTTTGCCAAATAATTCTTCATTTAAATCTTTATTATATTCAATTTGCCCATACTTGGTTGGCAATTTAAAATCAGGATTTTCTTTTATAAAAATTTTTGCATCTCGTCTTACCATACCAAATAGGTATAAACCTTTTTGAAACTTTTTTTGTTTGTTTTTTGTAAGATGTGAACTTACATATGAATAATTACCCCAAACAATTTCATTTGTAAAGACACCTTTTTTATAATATCCATTTGCTTTTTCAATTTTCATTTTATTCAAAAGAAATGGCTCTGAACCTTTAGCTACATAACGTAATGTTTTGTTTCTCATAAAACTAATCAGTAAAATCTTTAAAAAGTTTATCTTTTGATTTTTCGTATTGAATTTTAGTCAATTTACCCTCTTTGTACGCTTTTTCTATTTGTCCAAATAATTTATCAAAAAGTTTTAATTGTTCTTTTTTCCAAACTTTTGCTTTATAAGCAGTTTTGTTATTTTTTGTTTTTTCTACTTTTTTTGAAATTTTAGCAAATGCATCAAGATTTGAATTGATTGTTTTTCTCGTTCTTTTTCTGCTATCCTTTTTAACTTTTAAGGCTTTAATTCTTGCTTCAATTATTTGTTTTACTTCAGTCTTCTTTTTTCTATTTTCTCTCGTTTTAGGTATTTCAAATTCAACTGAAACTGCATCCGCTTGTGCTTTTTCCCTTCCTTTGCTGTCAATAATAAATAAAACAAAATCTAAATAATAATTTTCAGGAGTTCCGTCATTCTTTTTTCTTGGTCTAAGTTTTTTGTATCCTGAAAAAATATACTTTCCTGAAGCACCATCTGCATCGGGTCTAATAGCTTCCACTATGTCTCTTACACCTTTCCCACCATATTCGTAATTTCGTGTATTAAATATTTTTGTATCACCATATTCTCCTGCAGAAACCTTAACAAAAACACAATCAGGGACTAATTCTCTTATTGTTTCATCTAATAAAAACCACTCAACAAATGCAAATTCCGATGGGTCAATATAGTTTAGGTCACATATTTCTTTAGGCGGTATTTTATCATAAATTTCAAAAATTTGATTTTTAAGCCCTTTAACTCTTAATTTGTATGATGGAATTTCTTTGTACTGAGGATAAATCTCTTCTTTTATAATCTTTCTACGTTCCTTTATCGATAGCTTACGTTCTTCAGGTAGTGAATTATTTATCTTCGTAAATTCCTTAAGAATCCGATTATAGGTAGAAGTCTTTTTTTTAGCCATTTGGAAAATTATAGGAAGTGCAGGGCAACAAATTTAAATAAAAACAATTACCTATATGCTTTTTATTAAAAAAAGATAAAAAAAAGATTGTAAGTAACTAAGAATCAATTACTTACAATCTTTATTAATGTAACAATTTTTTTTACTATGCTAATACAGCATTATCGTCATCATCTTCATCTGATTCTAAATCATCTTCGTCATCATCTTCTTCTTCATCATCATCATCAAACTTTATGAGAATATTATCCATTTCAAGTTCCATACCTTTATTTATAGATGAAATTGTAAATGATTCTTTTATCTCCATAAATGTATCATATGATATTGATAAAAGTGCCAATAATTGTTCGGCCTCTGAATAATCTAATTCAATAGTTTTGTTTTCTAAATTTACAATCATTTTATTTTCATCATCAATCAAAGAACATCTTTCTTCTTCTGTTCCTGTATCTTTTAAAGTATATGTATCATACCCGTCTTCGTTTTGGGTAATAAAAACATCATACTCATGTTGTAAAGGCTCATCAACGAAAGATTCAATCCAAACTTGTTTTGTTGTGTTTTTCATATTGTGGTTGGTTTTAAAATTTAGGTAAATTTCAATCTTTTTATACAGAACAACTAAAAATAAAAAATATTTTTTTTAAGGTTGATTATCAATCTTTTGTATCCTTGTTTTAATATCATTGATTTTATTTTGCCAATCTTCTTTGCTTAATTGAGACAATTCACTTTTAGTGCAAATTGATACATCTTTATAAAATATTATATCAGTAATGTTTGATTCTATACAGCCTATTTCAACTAAATCTGCTACTTTTTTATTCAAGGCATCTAATTCAGCTTTTTGTCTATTATCCTCAATATGTTGTATGGCATCCATTAAAAATTTACTCGCCCAATCAGGAGTAACTTGTTCTTTAAATGCTTGTTGCATTTCTTGTTTGGTATTAAATGAAATAGGAAATTGGATGTGTGATACATTTATAATCGGAATTTCAGGTATGCTGCATATTAAATAATGTAAACTTGATTCTTCGTCAAATGCTTGACTGACATACATATCAACTTCATCAATTTTAAAAACTTTTGTAAATTCGTTTTCTGATACTAAAGTACTTGTAAGTTTTGGGTACATTTTAATAATTTTTGCCATTAAATGGTATTTTAAATTTTTCTAATAAAGGGATGTCACCCCATTTGTCAATATATCTTTGTCTATTGTATTTCATTGAATCATTTACAAATTCGGGAGCTTTTTCATATGTTTGACTAACTCTTGCATCAATAGGGTTTAATTTGGCATCTACAGCCTGATAACAACCTAATAGCTTCATTCTGTATAGGAAGTCGCTATCTTCGTAATATGCAGGATAAAACTCATCATCAAATCTACCAACGTATTTATAAAATTCTTTGTGTAGTAAAATGACTGAAAAATTTAAGTGAGATTGTATTAATCCAAATGTATTATTATCATCTATAACTTTGTTAATAACATGTGAATTATAGCCTAAATATATATCATCATTTAATAATAAAGCCCAATCATGTTCGTGATAAATTATATCACACAAAAAATTCCACGAACCCGCTACACCTAAATTCTTTTTTTGTATGTGAATAAATACGTTACTAAATTCTTCATATTTTTGTAAATCTTGATTGCCGTTATCAACAATATGTATTTCTACATCATTGAAGTCTTTTACATATTTCATTAAAGATGGTACAAGCAAATCAGCTCTATTTATAGTTGGTATTCCTATTGCAAATTTTACCATTGATTTTTTCTTTGTTGTGCTCCTTTTGAAAATATTGTTCTGTTAAGAGCTTGTTCATTAGATTTTTGAATAGCTTTATTTAATTTTTTTCTTTTCATCTTATTGCCAATTGATTGAAATTTACCAAATTTTTCATTTTCATTTTCAAGAATTTTATCATAACAAAAATTTATATGTTTATAATAAATTTTATTAAATCTATCTTCTTCATATTTTTTTTTATCAATAACTCTATCATCTAATATAAAAAGTTCTTCTTTAATATCAGGCATATAATCAATATTTCTACAGAAATAATATATTTCTAATAACTTACGTTGTTGTCTTGTATCAATTAAATTTTGAACAGTAAGGTCTTTAAAATTACCAAATCCAATAATAGATTTCCTTGTTAGCGTTCTCAATAATACTATATCTGACATAAAAAAAATTTAAAAATGGGGGTGAGGACAAACATAACCTACACCCCCTGAACAAACAACAAACTATATTAAAACTAAGGCTTCTTCAAAACCTTTGTTTATTTTAACGTTACCATTACCAAACATTTGACTTTTGAATTTATCTTCATCAGTTTTATATTTAGCAATATAGTTATAATACCCTGATATTGAATTATATGCACCCCAAAGAGTACCTTTTGTAGCATCAGTCAATTGTGTAGGGTGAGTTGAGGCAAAATTGTAAATAGAGTCAACTTGATTTTTAAATCTTGTGCTTATTTGCTCTTCTTCTTCTTTGCTTGTTGCTTTTACATTAGGCTTCATAACTTCCATTATGTAATTTTTTAATTTACCATCATCAATTTTAGTATCAACCATTTTATTGAAAATATCCTCTACTTCATTCATATAGGCAGATGCTATATTCATAACTTTATGTGCTTCTGCTAATTTATCTTTAGCACCTGCTCTGTGTTGTATACTAACTTTATTATTTAAGTTTCCTAATGCAGCTTGTAATGTGTTATTACATACAACTCTAACACTTGTTAAACCTGCAATAATACTTGATGTTCCATTGTGTGAATTCGTAAGAATAATATACTTATTACAAACTTCACCACCAACTAACATATCTTCAGGTAATTTAGCAGTAACAAAAATTCTTTCACCTTTACCTAAAGCACCTGCTGTTTCAAAAATAGCTTCACCTGCATCTATTATAGCATCGAAGAAGCCAAAAGCATCTTTGTTTTGTACAATTTCATACCTACTACCAACCATCCCTAAATAAGCATTGTTGTCTTTTCGCATGATTGCGAATTTATCATCAATAGCTTCACCATTGATTGGACTACCATCAACATAAGGATGTAGGGTAGTTCTATAAACTTCGTAATCAAGATTTGCTAAATTGATTGCTTCTTCAGCAGTCATAGCTTTTTCTACTACTTGACCTAATCCGTGCCAAGCCTTTTCTGAATGTGATGCAAAGGAATGTGTTCCTTTTCTTCCATCGTAATTAATTAAATGTGCCATGTGTGTGTGATTTGTTTAGAATGTAAAAATAAATGATATTGTTTAGAATAACAAATTATTCTAAAGTTATTTTTTCAATTATTTCTTTAGTCTCTAAAATTCCTCCATTAGCAACAATAATGTGATATTTATTTTTTGCTTCTTCTAAGTCAAAACTACCTGAATCACTTAAAAAACATCCATCAACTTCTGTGTAATACCAATCTTTGTTTTTACTCAATGAATTAGTTTTTTTAACTAATGAAATTTCCATTTGTTTTTTTTCCATTTTTTTTGTTTTTATTTTTTTAAAAATTGTTTTAAACCTTCTGCTGATTTTAATATTGAGTTTGCTCTTTCATTCAATGATTGAATTTGAGCCATAATTTCATCTCTGTCATATGATGTGTAATAACCATTTGATGTAGCTATCAATGGCAGTATACCATTACTTCTTATGTAGTTAGAACATTTTCTTAATCTTGGTTCAGAGAATTTGTTTTTCAACCCTAATGATTGCCTTTTTTCATTAATAGCTTTAATGATTTCGGGGGCTTTTATTGGGTCATTTTTACCATGACTTTTGAAACCTTTAACCAAGATGGGGATTAACTTTAGTTCTTCTTCATTAAGTTCTTCTGTAATTGATTCAAAATTAGTAATCATATTTAGTGTGTGTTTGTTATAACAAAGATAGTGTTATTCTATAAGATAACAAAATAATATTGTTAAAATTTTGTTATGGTTTCCAAATTTTTGGAACTTTTATTTCACCTCCCATCATTTTATTTGGATATACTCTTATTTCATCATCAAAAATGTTTCTTACACTACCATCTTCATAAAATACCACTTTCCATACAGTATTTACATCTTGTCCATAATCAATCCAAGCAATTGCTTTCCCACGACCTAAAGGAGTATGTACATCAATAGGGTTTATTAATTCATGAATTATCATATATTTTGTAGGATGTTTGGTTCTCCGTCAAGATTAATAATTTCAAGTAAAGTTTTTGATTTTTCAATATATTTTTTTATACAATCTTCACATCCAATTTCTTCAACTTCTAACAAACTCGCCCAATTATTACTTAACATAGGTTTTTCGCATAATGTTACACTTGAGCCTGATTCACAAATATGTACTTTTTTTGACCAAACACTACCTTTATTACCATACATGTAGTAATTTGATTTTAAATCACTCTTTTTCATTTTTTTTTAATTTATAAGTTGATATTTTACCACAAATCATACAAGTGGTAGTTTTATAAGTTTCTTTAATTGTATAATTTATAGTGGACATTTTGTGACATCCACTACAAACTACAAACTTTTGATTAATCTTATTCAATTTCATTGAATTCTGATTTTATGTAATCATCAGGTGAAATACGATTAATTCTGCCTTTTAAAACAGCATTTCTAATTTCCAATGTTTCCCATTCAACTAAATGTTCTAAAATTTCATAAAAAGATTGAATTGTTAAATATGGTAATACATCATCATCTTTAAATGTTTTTAGATACTGCTGAGCAGGTAAAAGTCTTTTTACTTTTTTTTCTGTCATTTCTTCAATCATTAATTCATTGATTTCCATAAATAATTTTTTTTTTGGTTTAGTATGTGTATTTTTGAAAGTGTAAATATATGTTATTCTAAAAGATAACAAATGAAAATAAATGTTAAATAATTGTTAATGAGTTTTTTTTGAAAATCAATAAGTTATGAAAGGTAGGCAGGTACAATTCGATGATGTAGACTTTTTTTTGAACCCTTTTTTTACAAAAATGAGGAATTATTGCGATGAAGAGGGTATCGTTTTAAAAAGAGATTATACAATATCAGAATCAGGTAAAAAATATCCTCCTCATAAAACTTTTGGCAATATAGAAGGTAAAGTTTCAAGTATATATTTAACTTATTACGAGTCAGGATTCGAACTTTTTGGTGAAATAAAGATAGATTTAGAAGAAAAAAAAATACAAATAGAATTTCCCGAATTACAAATATTTTTAGAAAATAACTTGTAAGTCAAAAAATTTGTTTATTATGTCGCTATTTATTAATATTTTTGACATACAAACAAACAACAAAAATGAAGACTGAAACCAAAGTTGGTATTGGTGTAGCTTTAGCTTTACTTGGAATTTATCTTTATAGTAAAAGCAAAAATTCATCAAAAAAAACTATTTCTACAACTAATGTTGATAATTCTACACAGAACACAGGCACTAAAACAAATGATGTTATATCAACCCCTCCAATAGTTCAAATAACTCCTGTACCTGTTACTCCACATCCTTTAGATGAATTTATCCCACCTGCACCGAGTCCTGCACCTGCACCGAGTCCTGCACCTGCACCGAGTCCTGCACCTGCACCGAGTCCTGCACAACCTATTGAAAATTTTCCTATTCAAACATATCCTATTGAAAATATTCCAATAGAAAATCTTCCGATAGATACAATACAAAATCCAATTGATGTGTATCCTGTATCGGAACCAGAACCAATCCCCGTGCCAAGACCACAGCCAAATCCAAAAAATGGTCCTGAACCAAATCCAATAGATGTATTTTTCCCACCAACATATATTCCAATCATCAATCCACCAACACCAAATCCTCCTGAAAGAAAAGGTGGTATTGAAATAGGGGAATTAGACAAAGGTGAATATGGCCCAAGCAATCCAATTGATGTATTTATTCCACCAACATATATTCCAATCATCAATCCACCAACACCAAATCCTCCTGAAAGAAAAGGGGGTATTGAAATAGGGGAATTAGACAAAGGTGAATATGTAATTGGAATTCAAGACCCTATTATTGCTCCAATGCCTGTTGTTATGCCAATAGAAACAAATCCAACACCTGAAAGAAAAGGCAGCATAGAAGTAGGTCAATTAGATGAAGGAGAATATATACCTAATTATCATCCAATTGATGAATTTATTCCACCACTTCCTGCACCTCCTGCACCTCCCGCACCTGAAAGAAAAGGCAGCATAGAAGTAGGTCAATTAGATGAAGGACAATATGAATCTGATATTATAAATCAACAACCAAATATAAGTAATGATACTTCTGATTATAGTTTTCCAAAACTATTAGTAAGTAATGGTGGAGGTTCTGATACTTTTTCCGACAATTTTACTCTTTATAATGGAGGTGGTGTTGGTCAAAGTTTAAATGACTTTATTTTTAATCAGAGTTTATCGGGTGGTGATGTAGGTAATAAACGTGGTTCTATAATAGTAGGTGAATTAGATGAAGGAACATATGGATAATTTTAAAATAAGTAAAAATTTAAATAGCGTTGTAATAATATTTGGTGCAGTAGCAGCAATATTGATTATTAATAAATTAATAAAATAAAATGGAAAAAAATAAAAAAATGTTATTGATTGGTGGAGGTATTGCTGCTTTAGGTATTATTACATATCTAATTGTATCAAATAAAAATAAAACTACATCCAACACATCAGTATTAACATCAGTTGGTAATTGTCCTGCAGGTCAAGTGCCATGTAGTAACAACAAATCAAAATGTTACAACCCATCTTTAACTTATGTTATTGACCCTTGTGCGACTATAACCAATACAAAACAAACAAATACAAATACAAATACTACACTCAATCCGATTGCAGAAATCGTTGATGGATTATTTAATTTGTTCAAAAAGAAACCTGCTACTACATAATAGTAATAGCATGAGAAATTAAAAATATGAGCAAATTAATAGATAGGCTCACAACAGGAGATGTAATATATACTTCTTGTGTAGAAATTCCTTTTTGTTATCATTTAGGCATTGTAGTCGATTATGGAAACAGAAAAAGAATATTTCACAACTGCCCCAATAACAAAAACAAATTTGGTGGTAGTGTTTGTTCTGAATCATACGATACTTTTATGAAAGAAAGAGAAGTAATGAAAATAGTAAGAACAAATGTTAGTGTAGAACAAATTGAAAAAGCATCTCGTAAATGTAAAAAAGTTGTATGGGATACTTTCTTTTTTAATTGTGAAGACTATATTTTAGAGATAGTTGAAGGTAAAAGGAGGTCCGATTTGAGAGATGCTTGGAAAATATCAGCTTTAGGGATTGCAATAATAAGTTTAATGTAAATTTACAAATATGAAAATAGAAAATATTTTAATTGGTGGTTTGATAGGAGGGATTATTGCCTATTTTATACTAAAACCTAAAAAGACTGCAAATGCAAGTGGTACATGTACTTGTAATCAAATACCTTGTAATTGTAGAAATACAAATTTAACTTCTCATTTCAAAGATGAATTAAGCAAAGCACAAGCAAAATTTGTAGATTTTGATGCAGAAAGTGATAATTTTAGCAAAGACCCTGATGCACCTCAATCACAACCCTACATTGTTACTTATGGTAATCCAAATATAAGTGGTGTGCCGGTCCATGCAGGTTTTTCATATCCTAACAAGGAACTTTTTAATGTATCACCTTTCAAGCATTAGTAATGGCAGGTAAATTACCAAATTCAAGTGTTAAAGCTCCAGACCCTTTTCAGGCGGCTGCCCAAGTCATTAATGGCACGGTTCAACAATTATTTCAAAATAAAATATACAAGGCTCAAGCAGAACAAATTAATATGCAAAGTCGGCTTGACCAACTTAGCAATTCTCAACAATATGCTTTATCACTAAAACTACAAGCTGCACAAACTGATTCTGAAAGATTCAGGATTATGCAAGACGCTGTTTCAAAAATAGATGTTGCAACAATTGAAGGTAATGCTTCAATATTATCTGCTTCAGTTACGGCAAATTCAAAAAATACTACAACTATTCTAATAGTGGTAACGGCAGGAATAGCTTTATTAATTGGTGCGTATTATGTAATAAATAAAGACTAAAATGGCAACTTCACTAAATAAATTTATGTACGGAGCTGATGATGATGCAAATTTAAGGGCTCAATTATTAGCAGTTACGAATTTACTTGGATGCAATTCAGACCAACAACAATGGTTATCCTTTTTCAGTAATCCCACAAATATTGCTGGTATGAAAGAGGCTAATGCTAAATATGGTATACCTGCAAAAAATAGACAATCATATCATACAGGTTTAGGAATGTTTGGCACTTGGCATGACTTCTGCGATTGGGGCGATGTATTTAGATTTTATTATTATTCTAAAATTGCACAAGATTATCCAACATTAAATCCTGATGTAAAATCTAATTGTAATGTTATTAAGGGCTATATACAAGGTCTTGAAAATGAAAAAGTTAATGTAGATAAAGAGTTCACAATTAAAAATGATAATGAAAGGAGAGTTAGACAATTAGAAGTCATTAATGAAAAACTTAATGATTTTAATAGCCTTTACGCTACTATGAGTTGTGATACTTGGATAGCAGACCAAGATAGAATTAAGGTAGAAGCAGCAAGAACAAAAGCATTAAAACAATCAGAAGCAAGTAATATAGCAGTTTATCAACAAACTGCACAACAATCGTCTACAAGTACAACCAAGATAGCATTGTATGTTTTAGGGGGTGTAGCCGTGCTAATAACAATAATTATATTAACAAAGAAAAAAGAGTAAAATGGTAACTGTAACTGATAATTCAGTATTAAGAACGGAAATACAAAAAGAGATAAATTTTAAAAAAAATGTCAAATAACTCTAAAATATTGATTGCCACTTTAGTAGGGATAGCTCTTATAAATTTTTATCTTCAACATAAATCAGGTAAGAAATTAGATGAAATAAAAAGCATAATAAAATCAAACAACTAAATTATGGAAAAACAAACAAAAATATTATTAGGATTAGCTGCGGCAGGAGTCGTGGCTTATCTTGTTTTTAAGCCTAAAAAGGCAGTAGTTCAAAATACAACTGACCCATATTTATGTCCTCAAGGTTATAAATTGACTGCAAAGCCGATGGGCTTAAGTTCTATGATAGTTTGTGAAGATTCAAATAACAATCAAGCAGATAAAATAGTTAACCCAAACTATGACAAAAACAAAGTAATAATTCCTACTAAAAATAAGGATGTTCCTATGTCTAATATAGATTGGAAACATTTAATGGACAAGGTTGATAATGCTTGTATAGAAGACCCAAATTCATATAATTGTTATGTATCAAAAGGTGGTGGGTTTATGCCAATTCTAAAAAATCAAGGATAATGGAAAGAAATACAAAAATATTAATAGGATTAGCTTTGGCAGGTGTTGTCGCTTATCTTGTTTTTAAGCCTAAAAAGGCAGTAACTAAATCTAATTTACCTCCTTTTAATGATTTCCCTGACATGAGTAAAATTCTTTCAAATCATATAAATCCAATTCCATATGGAGATGAAAATAATTTTATTTATAAATATAAAGTAATTAAACCTATTAGTTTTGGAAGTGGCTATTTTAGTGATAATACATCTTTTAATAGTTTAGCACCTAAAGTTGGGGATATTATAGAAACTAATGGAGCAGAAATTTTACCTCAATATATGGCAGGTGGCGGTATAGCTTATCCATATCAAATTTGTATAACACCTTTATATCATAGTATCCAAGATAAAGAATGTCATGATGTTTTAATTCCTTATGATTCTTTAGAAAATTTAGGACAAATTATTTATACCTAATGGGAAAACAAACAAAAATATTAATAGGATTAGCTGCGGCAGGTGTCGTGGCTTTTGCTTTATGGAGAAACTTTGGAGTTAAATCTACAGGTTCTATAGTTTTAAATTCTCCGCTTGGAACTACTAATGATACGAGTAACGAACAAAAAGAATTGATTGAAAAAATAAAGAATGTTGGAAATCCTAAAGAAGGCGATACAATAATCACATCATTTGGTAAAAACAAATTTTCAAATGGTGTTTGGACAAAATATGCAGAAGTGTGGCAGGGATTTGCAAATGAACAAAAAAATAAATGTCCTAATGGATATAGATATGTAAAATATCCTTTGATTAAAGGATTTAAAGAACATATGTCTGATATTTATGGTGGTAAATGCGTTGAAAATGACGTAAATATCACTATAGAAGACGAACAAATACATCCTGCACCAAAATTCAAATAAAAATTCATAAAATGACAGAATCACAAAAATTAATATCATCATTAGCTTATACAGGTGCAGCTTTTTTATTCTTAAGCAGTTTTTGGATAGAAGATAAACAAATTGCTGTGAATAGAAGAATTGTATCTTTTGTAGCTTTAGGAGTAGGTTTATACTTCACAAAAACAAAATAATTTAAATCAAACAACATGACAAACAAAACAAAAATGTGGTTAGGCGTAGCAGCATTAGCAGCTATTGCTTATTATTTCTTAGTGTGGGAAAAAAGTGCTACTGACCAAGCAAACGATGCAGCCAAAAAAAATTATGTAACTAATTATTAAATTTTATATGAATAAAGAATTAAAATTAACTATAGGACTAATTGCTGTAACAGCTTTAGGGTATTATTTATGGAAACAAAGTCAAAAAACAACACCCGTAGTAACATCTACAAGTGTTGAGCCAACTCCACCTGTATCTACAATGCCTGTTACTCCTGTAGAGAGCATGCCAGCACCAACATCTAATTTTATAGATACAAAGTCAATCTTTGCACCTTATGCAAACATGGCTGCAGCTCCTTCAGGAGGTTTTTTCGATAGTCAAAAGGCAAAACTTAACTATTAAGATGAACAAAGATAATGCTATAAGTATAGCTATGGATTTTATCAAGCAATGGGAACAGCTTGGTTTAAAGAGTGAAAATGGTGGTCATTATACACCACTACAAGCAAGTTCACTTTCTCCTGAAACTTTATTATACGCTTATCCTGATGGAAAATCATATAGTATTGGATGGGGGACTTACAATAAATTTCCTTCAGATGGTTCAAAAATTACGGCTAATACAATAATTAATAAAGAAAAAGCTGATTCTGAATTTGAAGACGAAGTTTTATACTTAATAATTCCTGCAATTGATAATCAAATTACAAGAGACTTAAACGAAAACGAATATGCCGCTTTAGTAAGTTTTGCTTATAATGCAGGGCCTAATGCTCTTAAATATAATGGACTAATTGATGCAGTTAATAACGGAGGGGATGTTGTTGGTATTCTAAAGAGAACAGCCCTTACAGACCAACAAACAGGTAAAATATCTAATGGCTTGGTAAATCGTAGAAAAGACGAAGCAGCTTTATATTCAGGTGAAAGAAATGCTTTGTATTCATATTATTTAAGGAATGCTTCAACAATAAATTACGCTGTAATAGGCGTGGTATTAATTGGGTTATCAGGATATATATACTATTTAAAAAGAAAAAAATTATTTTAGAATGATAACAGGAAAACAACTAAAAGCAATTTGTACAACTTTAAAACAAGAAAGAGCTGACGAAATAGCTGAACTGATGAATAAATCATTCCCTAAGTATAAAATAGACACTCCTATAAGAATACAGGCCTTTATTGCTCAAGTAGCTCACGAAAGTGGTGAATTTACAATAAAAACAGAGAGTTTGTATTATACCACTCCCGAAAGAATTTGTGCTATATGGCCTTCAAGATTCAATATGGATGGTTCAAATAAAAAATTAAATGCACACGATTATGTGAAAAATCAAGAAAAATTGGCGAATACTGTATATGCCAATAGAATGGGTAATGGCGATTTTGCAAGTGGAGATGGGTTTAGATATAGAGGTGGTGGTAATATGCAGCTTACAGGTAAGGAATCATATGAAAAATATGCTAAATACGTTGGTAAAGATGTTAGGGAAACAGCAGACTTAGTAAGAAGTACCGATGAATATGCTTTAGATTCAGCTTGTTGGGAGTTTGCTATAGATAAGCAACTAAACGATGAGGCTGATAGAGGAGAATTCATCACAATCACAAAAAAAATTAATGGTGGTACTATTGGGATTGAGGAAAGGCAAAAATATTACGCAAGAGCAAAAACAAATATTGTTTCAATATCCGATAACATAGCATAATGGAAAAATCAACAAAAATTATAATTGGATTAGGTATTTTAGGTTTATTAGGGTACTTAATTTTCAAAAAAAAGTCTTCACCTAAAAATATTACTACTGTAAAAAAAGTAGTAACACCAAAAAAATCTATTACTCCTATTGAGCCTGTACCTTCAGAGCCTTTGCCTATTAATACACCTATAGTTCCTTCTGTACCTGTTATAGAACCTGAACCTATAGTTGAAAACCCAATTATACATCCTAAAACAGGTAAAATAGTTCCTCCAATTACTAAAAAACCTGAAATACCTGAAAATCCTATATCACTACCCGATTTACCACCAATAGTAATTGATTATAGTAATTTAAATCCAAACATAGGTTCATCTTTAGTGAATACAAATGTTGTCAATACTGACCCTTATGCCAATTGTAAAACACAAAAAGAGTGGGATACTATAAAAATGAAAGGAGGTTATGTTCCTAATAATCCGTGTATAATATTTGAAGGTACATCAAGTGGTCAAACAGGAGGTAGCTTTGATATGAAAACTACAAAAGATACAACTTTAGAAAATGTTAATGCAACACTAAATGATTTGATGAAACAAGGGAAAGACTATACAAATATTTATACTCCTGGGTCATTTGGAGGAGAAAGACAAAACTTAAGAGAAGGAATCGACCCGTATGGATATGGAGGCGTTGCATCAGCATAATCTCATTATATGAACGTTTTTAATAAATACGCAATTTCAGGCGAGTTCTTTTATCAAGTAGGTTCGGTTTACACTAAGAAGCCTTGGAAAATGCCAACATATGAAAACGTTGAAGAATTATTAAATGAAATAAAAAATATTTCACCATACGATATGTATTTAGTAGGTGGTGTTGTCAATGGTAAAATAGGGAATACTTGGGATATAGACATAATTGTAACAGGTCCAATTGTCTATCAAGAATTTGAGGATGTGATTCATAATATTTATGACATTTCATTAAATAAATACAGACTATTAGTAGACATAAGATGGATAAATAAATCTATTGATAGATTACAATATTTAATTGATAATAAATTATCAGAAACATATAAAAGTGTTAGATTTGGATATTATTTGAAAAAAATAGGAGATGAAGTTTCAGAAATTAATCTTTTTGAAAATTCAAAAAAATTAACTGATTATTTGATTGAAAGAGAAGTAACTTTTCCAACTGAAAAATCATTGACAACTAATAATAATTTTATACGAATTTAATAAAAACAATTTTTATGAAACAAATGATAAATTGGTTTATAGGTTTTTTTGATTCAACAAATGAAAAATCATCAAGTAAAAGGTTAGTAGGAATATTAGGTGCATTTTCTTTATTTTATACTTTATTACGACATAAAATAGAATCAGATTCTGTTATGAATACACTAATTTGGGCTATTGTATTAGTAATTTGCGTTTCTTTAGGATTAGCATCAGTAAAGGATTTTTCAGGGCTGATTGGTAAATTTAAAGGTGATAAAACAAATGATTCAGAATCACCATCAAAGTAATAATATAATAAACTAATAATATGTAGGGTGGTGAAATAGGATAGGGGTAACCCAATCGTGGCAAACACACTTCTCAGTCTCGGAAGCGGAGTTAAAACTCTCTGAAGGTTCGAATCCTTCCCCTACAGCAACAGAACCCATTTGCATACCATCAGAACTGCACTTGGGTCATTTTTTTGGATATATCAATAACGCATCCAAACATTTTTAATACTTGTATTAACCCTTGAATATTGTAATTAGTTTTATTTTGCTCAATTTTTCTTAGAACTGTCAAAGCAATTCCGCTTTTATATGCAAATTCCATTTGTGTCAATCCTACGCTTTTTCTTTTTTTTTTATAAAGTTTCCTATTTTATTAATTTCCATACCTTCTCCATCTCCTAATAATACATCCAAATCTTTATTTATCAATAGAGGGGTAACTAATACACTATTTAAAAGCAACGCTTTTTTATTTAAATAATATTGAATCCAATATCTTTCTCTTCCATCCAAGTCTTCTTCAATAGAAACATTTTGCAAAATAACTATCTTAGGGGCGTGTCCAATATCTTTCAAACTATCAACCCATTTTTTTACTTTTTCTGAATGACTTTCTTTTAAATGCTCTAA